CCGTTTTTGTAGATTGAGCCAAAGTTACGAACCTTACAGAAATCATATATCTTATCGTACATGAATATATTATACTAAGATAGAGGATTATAATAAAATGGACTAGTCTAATTTTAAACCGCTTTCGCTTTTTAATTCATGAAGATGATCACGAACCTTTTCTAGAGCTTTATATACTTCTCCAGTAATTGAATCGTTATACTTTAATTCAGATCGTAAATGTTGATCTAGGTCCCACACTAACATTTTCCATTTCCATCCATTGATGGCCGATTCCATATCTTCTCGGTCTTCAGTAGGATCGAATTCTAAGATTACTTTTGCCATATTGTTTATGTTATACTCGACTGGGTTAAAAGGTTCTAGGTAAGAGACTCTCCGCTAGAAATAATTTGTTTTATCTGATCTTCGCTATCGACTGCCCTTGTCACTTGAGGATAAGCTGATCGACCTGTCCTAGCAAGGATGGCCTTAAGTCCTCTTCCCGGATCGTTCATGAGCCTGTCATTATTATCTAGAATTTTTCTTCTCTCCTCATCATTAAGATCAGGAATCAGGATGTTTATCATTCTTGCTGAGAAAGTAGAAAGAACTCCGAACTTCATGTAAAGATCGATTATTTTTTCTTTAGATAACTTTTTAGACAGCTGATCTCTTAGGATTCCGATCACCACGTTTCTAATTTCTTCCTCAACATCTAGGTCTATTTTATATGTAGATTTAACTAGCGAAGCAAGTAGATCAAAAGGCTCGGAAGTATTGATGCCTAGTCCAGTAACGATCTGTTTGATGGTGGTTTCCATCGGAATGCTTGAGATGATTGATCTAGTCAGGTCATCAGAATATCCAAGAGATGAAAAGTGTTGACTAGGTTCTGAAGATTTTACGATGCTTGCATCGTTTTTATCATGAGAAGCATACACTCTTCCGTTTGAGTCTACCGTCGTTCCAGTGATGTGGTATGGATGGGTGACAGGTAAGTTAAAATTAAAAATGTTATACTGTAGATAATTAGATTTTCCTCCATAACTTCCCCAAAGTCCTCGATTGATGCACCAGTTTGCTACCGAACAAAGCTCTTTCTGCGCGTTTTCAGTCCTAATGCTCATTACAAGATAACCTCCTCTACTGTATATGATACCCGCCTCAGGTTGTAAAGTTCGTAGAGCGTTTATCTTGCTTGTTAGGTCAGAATTAGAAACTCCTTCTGCCATTTCTTCAACCCAAACAAGGTATTTTTTGGCATCGCTAAATGCGTTCGATTTCTTAAGTAATGATAATCGGTTGTTTGTCTTGTGCCCAGTATCAGGATCTTCAAAATCACCAGCATCTTCGTCTGCGTCATCAATCACCTTGGCAGCTTTATAAAGACGATCGATGTCTTCTGGTGGAAGCTGTTTTATGCTTCGACGTAGATCGCCATTGACCTTTTCAATGATCCATTTTTGTTTTCTACGTTGCTCAATGTTGTGAAACTGGTCCATTAGAGCCTCAAATGGATTTACTCCGTTTACTGTCTCCTGTTTTGAATACTCTTCGATAGTCATAGGTAGAGAGTTTAGGGAGCCGGAATTATCTTTTATTTTTTGATAAAGCTCCGAAAGATCGGTTAAGGTTGCTCCATGATCAAAATGAAATTTTACGAATGCATAAACATAACCGTCATTTCCTTTTAAAATCTCTCTGATTCTATCATATGATTTATTATTAACTGCTTTTTGTTCAACTTCTGGAGTAATCTCCTCGATCTTATGTTTTTCAGCATATCTTTTAATTAAAAAAGACTTAGCTGCTTTTACGTTTTCATTCAAGCTCGCTGATTTGGTATCCTTATTTGAACGAGTTGAGCCTGTCCATTGAGAAAAATTTAACATCGTACCCATAGTAACTAAAAAATATTTTATAGACTTATTTATCTTAATAGATATACTCTTTCTTTATCTAATTGATCTTGAGTTAGAGATAAATAACTAAAATAAATCTATTTTTATGTCTAGAAAGCACATCAAGACCATGAACGAAAGATTCGTGATGGACGATACTAAGACTAAACCGAAGACTGCTCCGCCCGTAACTGCACCTCCAGTAACTAGACCATTTCGACCAATTCCTACTAAAAGACCTAGCGAAAAAGAAAAGACCAAACCAATGGCCGAATATAAGGAAATGATTGACCTGTTCTTTGAAGAGCTAGAGAACATGAAGGACACACCAGAAGGAAAGAAAATGATTAAAATCTTACACAATAGGTATGCAAAATAAAGTATTCGATTTTAAATCTTTCTTAAACGAAGTATCGTTAGAAGGAAACTTAGGAATTCCAGGAGAAGGTGGAGATAAGGCTCCGTCCTGGTTAAAAAAGGTCGGTTCTGAAAAGACCTCAAGAATGGCAGAGTTCGAACGTGAGAATCGACAAGATATCATGCGATTCATGCAACTCGTTGGACAGTCTCAACAAATGCAAAGAGGTCATGAAGAAGAGCTATCTAAGCTAGCTGAAGATTCTTTTAGGACTCTTTTTAAAAGCCTATTAGACGACGTTGAATTGGATTTTAAACTAGGAAACGAGTCTAGAGAAGTCATTCAGGAAACTCCATCAGAGCAATCATGCATTGAGATGAAGATCGAAAATATCGAGGACGAAAAGATTCTTAGCGAAATCCAAAGACGTAAGATACTAAGATCAATTCAACAGGGAAAGGGATTAACTTCAAAAGCCATCCTGAATCTTCCGATGTTTAAAAACGGAATCCGAGAGATCCTAGGTGATCGAGCACAGGAATACATTCAAATATTAAATAAAGTTTCAAGCATTGCACAGTTTAATGATTGGAGATTATCTGAAGAGATGATTAAACAGTTTTTAAGAGGAGGAACTGCTGGAGCGTGTAAGATCGAGTTTGAAGAAAAAGAGAATGTTAGTAAAAAAGAGTTTGAAGAACAGAATCAACAGTTAGCTGATGAACTTTTAGATGAGATTGCAAAAGGCGGAGACCTTGAAGAGAGCGATGCTGCAAAGGATCTTATCGAAGGAACTGGTGCAAAGATCATTGCTCGAGGAGTGGACATGTCGGTCCTAATTCACGAAGCCATCAAGGGAATCTATATGTTGCCTTTACAGTTAAGCTTGGAGCACCTGTCTGAGGAAGAAGCAGAATTGGTGATTGCTAATACTGATACTCTACTTGATGAGGCTCAGGAGTTTAAGTATGGGCCAGAAATGCAAGTGTCTTTTTATAAAGCGATAACGTCAAACCCTGAAGTAAAAGAGAGACTAGACAGTTTTACAAGAACGCTAGATACCGACGATGCTTGGGACGAGATGGGAGCATTCGAAGAACAATTGTTCTGGATGGTATATGGTTTACTTGCGACTGCACATCAAGATGATGCAAAAAGCATGTTAAAAATAGTATATTCAGTTTTAATTGAAGATCAGGAAGCCATTGAGTCTCTATTCTATCCAATAGTTGAAGAAGCTCTTAATAACTTGGATGCAGAAGAAGAGTATCAGGCCTCACAAAAACAGGGATATTCTGCACCTGAACCGGAAGAATTTGAGGAATCACCATTGAAAGAACCCGAGATTGAGATGCCTGAAAAAGAAGACCTTACTCAAGATGAAATAAATGATCTGATCCTAGATGCCTATCGAACTGGCGGTAAGGAGGCGGCTGAGGCGGTTCGCAAGAAATATTTAGGAGAATCTGCTCTACTTCCTTATTACATTTGGATAAAACTTAATTCATAATGACGGGATCAAGAACATTAAATCGAGTATACTCGCCTGATTCAAGAGATAAGAAGTATTTAATACGACAACACCTGCCCATCCAACAGACCGTGAGATACACACAACGATACTGGGATGCAAACGGCTGGTGGGGAGATCAAGGAGACACACCATACTGTGTGGGTTATGCTTGGGCACATTGGATCGAAGACGGGCCCATTGGACATGCTGGAATAGCACCGATCGTTCCGCCCCAATTGATTTATAATGAGGCCCAAAAGGTTGACGAATGGGTTGGAGAAAACTATGAAGGTACATCAGTCAGAGGAGCGGCAAAATACTTAAAGGCAGCTAAAAAGATATCAAGCTACTATTGGGCATTCGATATCAGGACGATAGTAAACACTCTACTTACTACTGGTCCCCTAGTAGTAGGTACTAACTGGTACTCTAATATGATGACTCCAAATAGGCTAGGATTTATTCAGCCAGTTGGTCAGCTTGTGGGCGGTCATGCGTATGTTCTAAATGGAGTAGACACTAAAGCAAATAAGATCAGGATCAAAAACTCTTGGGGTAAGTCTTGGGGTCAGGGCGGTCATGCATGGATCACAATTCCATACATGGAAAGACTGATCAAGTTACAGGGAGAAGCGTGCATCGCAGTCGAACTGACTGATGCTCAAATGAGAGTAAATTCCTAGCTTTTTTCTAAATCTGTAAACGGGGAACCGAAACATCCTCCAGATTTTATTTTTCCAAACTCTACTAGTTTTGATTTCATGAAATCAAGGTGGCTACACACAATATTTCCCATCTCTTTTTCATGGTAGATGATGAGCTCAACAAGGAGAGCGTAAGTATATCGAGTTTCCCAGTTAAGCATCACCTTAATTATCTTACGCGCTTCACGTCGACACTCTTTCTTGATCCACTCGTCAATTATCTCGTTAAAATCGTATTCAACGATTCCTATTTTCATCTTAAGGGAGCGGGTCGCCATTATTAATCCTATTTAAAAACTTACTTAACTCTTCCAGATCTTTTTCTTGAAATATAAACTCGTCCCATTCACCAAACCTCGAAGAGTAACCGAACGCGTATTTTATTCCAGCAACAAGCCTTTTCCAGAAACTATTTCGTTGATTTAGGTGAATGTATACATATAATGCATCGTCATCCGCATCGTGCATGAATTTTACCTGATGCTCTAATGAGTGACAGTTACAAACAAATATTTTGGTTTCTTCCATTTATATCGTATTCTTTATTCTTAGCTAGAATACTAAAAGAAAATCTTATGGAAAATTAAGTGATAAAATAATAGTATATTCAGTCCTTTGACCTAAGCGTCTGCATCAGTTAAAGAATCAATCGAAAACTTTCCATAAAAATGGAGTTAAATATAATTAGAGCCTGACACTCTAGTCGGCGTCGAGTTAATAACTTTTGAGTGGTATAAAGCCACAAAGACGTCTGCTTATAAAAATAACAGGTAAACTTATGTACAATCAAACAATCTCGGGCTCAATGAGTCCAACTGCTAATATTGCAGTAAACAGAAATCGCCTAAAGTCATACGGCGAAAAAATCTATTTAAAGGACAAGACTCACTATGAGATCGAGCTCTTTAATCCAAAAACAACCAAGGTTCTAGCTAAAATCTATTTAGACGGTCAGCCGATCTCCTCTTCAGGAATCATCCTGAATCCTGGACAGAGAGTCTTTCTAGAAAGATGGTTAGACGAACCTCGAAAGTTCCTATTCGAGACCTACGAAGTAGAGGATTCAACTGAAGCAAAAGGAGCAATCAGAGAAAACGGAAAAGTCAAAGTAGAGTTCTATGATCAGTTCATTCCACCTACTGGTGGTCTTACTGTTTGGGGATCTAACTGGACTTATGAAAAAATGAGTCATCCGGTCTATGGAGGAAGCACTGAAAATACTATGTATTTTACAAGTAATGTATCATCGGATATTATCGGACAAAACAGTTCAATCGTTCCGACTTCTCTGTTTAGTTCAAATTCTATTGAAACTGGTAGATCTGAAAAAGGAGAAGAATCTAAACAAGAGTTTGAATACTCAAACGATTCTTTTAACTCATGGACCTGCAATACTGTTCACATGCAAATCATACCGGAATCTCAAAAACCAGTAGAAGTAAAAGAGATTAGAAACTATTGCACCAATTGTGGAACTCGTCACAAAAAATCGAGTTGGAAGTTCTGCCCTAACTGCGGAACGCGAATATAAAATTTAAGTCAGGCTCTATTAAAGGATCTCTAATGAGATCCTTTTTTGTTTTAAGAGATAAATAATAAAAAACTATTAATATGTCAACATTTAATACTATCCATCTTTTTGGCTTTGGTGATTCACAAATCATTGGAAAAGATAATAAAGGCACAGTAAAGTCAGATACCTTAACTAACCTTACTGCATTCGTAGATCACATTAAAACATTTAAACCCGAAGACGTCACACTTACCGATTATCACGTAATTCATATCTTTAATGGAGCTGACGTTAGATATCTAGGTAAAGGATCTGAGAATAATCAGGAAAAGACACATTTTAGTGTTAGTTTTTCTGATGTTGACTCGACTCTTTTAAATAACTTAGTCGACGAGCTAGTAGCAGCAGTAGCGGTGCCTGCTGAATAATCTTCTTTGCATAGACACTATTGATTTATTTCGATTGACTCACGTTAAAGTCAAGCATCATTAAAGGATCTCTTATGGGATCCTTTTTATTTTACTCATTGATAAATAAAGTATATGAAACATTTACTATCGTATCCTATTTGGGAAAGTGTCGACTCTTTAAAAAAGCTTCAAGAAAAAGAACAAGCTATTCTTTTTACTGATGTTAAATCGAGCTCTAAGCTATGGAAGCTACATGAAGCCGGAATGTTTGAAGCATTGGAAGAGCACGGAAAAAGAATCAAAAAGATCTTAGCTAAGCATGACGGCATGATTGTAAAAACAATCGGCGATAGTTACATGGTAAGCTTCGAAGGATCTAACTCCTTACTTAGAGCGGTTGCAGCTGGGCTTGACATACAGATGGATCTTAGGGAAAAACCTATCAAGATAAAAGAAAAATCAATGACGATTCGTTTGGGAATCTGTTGGGGTCCGCTCTATAAAAAACAGACTGATGTCCAAGGAAAAAAGCTTTGGGACTACTTTGGAAACACGGTCAATACTGCATCTAGAATGGAGTCAACTGTGTCTGAGCCAGGTTATGTGACCTTTAGCTTTACTGAAAACCTACCAAAGTCAGAAGAAAAAAAGATCGAGGACTTGGTGACATCTAAAAAGATGAAGCTTGAGATCATCGATTATCAGCAGAGATGTTGGGAAGGCAAGAGAAAACGAAGCGGTCGACTCTTATCTGAACTTCAACTGCATTCGTGTGAACCTCTTAGGTCCCTTAAAGGAGTAGCAAAAACAACTGCATATAAAATAAAAGTATAACATGGAAAAAATTAGAATACTGTCACTAGACGGAGGAGGTCTTCGTGGAATAATTCCCCTCTTGATATTAAAGGAGATTGAAAAGACCCAAGGTAAACTCATCCATGAGCTTTTTGATGTCATTGCTGGAACCTCGACTGGTGGAATAATAGCCTGCGGATTGACCTATACGAAAGACGGAAAAAAGCCAGCAGTTAGCCTAGACCAGTTAATATCCCTATATACTGACAAGGGAACTGAGATATTTCCATATAAGAGAAACATATTTTCAAAAGCAATAACTGGAATAAACTCGATATTTAATCCAAAGTTTTCTCCTGATGGATTAGACAGGCTATTGGGTGAATATTTTTCAGATTCTACACTAAAGGATACTTTAAAACCCATCATTGTAAGTTCGTATGACATTAAAAACAACGAGGTAGTAATGTTTAAAAGCAGGCTAGCTAGCGCTGGACCTGAATATAACGCTAAGTTAAAAGAAATATGTAGAGCAACTTCTGCTGCTCCCACATATCTTCCTTCATACGAGATGGATTTTAAAGCTAAGAGTCGTCTATTAGTAGACGGCGGAGTGTACATTAATAATCCAGCGATGGCAGCAGTAGCTGACGTCTTACGTAGCCGACCAGACGTTGATATAAGCAATATCGAGTGTCTTTCACTAGGTACTGGAATATATTCAGAAAGTTTAGATGAAAAAACAACTGGTTGGGGAGCAATAAACTGGATAAAGCCGATCACCTCTATCATGATGCAAGCATCAGCAAAAGCGGTCACATACGAGTGTGATGAGATATTGAAAAAACACCTACGTTTTCAAGTGTCAATCGACGATGAAAAAAAGAGCGACATGGCTGATTCTAGACCAGCAACCTATAAATATTTGATAGAAAGAGTATATTCACAGATACTAACTAATCCTGACGAGATGGAAAAATTACAAAAGTTTTTTAATTAATGAAAAAGTACATTCAGTTATTTGAAAGTTGGCAGCGAGAGGAGGAGATCACTCTTAAGTCAAGAATGGGAAGAACGATTGAGATCAAGGTAAAACACGGCAAGATTGAAGAGATCGATAACGAAGCAGGTGTCAGATTTCCATTCGTGACAGGTCAGCCTCTACAGAAACCATTTATGAAAAATTGGGCCTGTCGAAATGGGTTTAAATGGAACGGAGAAGATCCTTGCGAACAACCCGAAAAAAAGATATTTGGAGTACGAGCGAAGGACATTCCTCACGGACATGAATGGAGAATGCTTTTTCCAGGAAAGTTTAGAGATTAAAGAATCCCCATCTCTTCCATTAGAGTTCTACACTTTTCCCAATCTACAAAGGGTCGATCTGACATTTGAGGGTCAACCTTAAGCGGAATTCCCAAACAGATATCGTCAATGATTAACTGACCGTATGCCTTAGGCGAACTCGTCCAAGCCCGTTGAGTTGGATTCTCTTGGATTCCATAAAGAGGTATATCATTCTTCTCAAACCAGTTAACTGCATCCTTTAAAAACTTTCCCTTGCTAGTATCGCTTCGCATGGTGAAAAGAATCAGGTTATGACCTGCGATGACAAGGTCTCTTAATACTTCCGGTGCACCTATCTCTTTTCCGACATATGGAAAATCGTGTGTTGTGCAAGTTCCGTCAAAATCTACTAATATGTCCATCGTTTTAATTATTTTAATGAAAAAGAGGCCTATATGGGCCTCTTTTATTTATCAAGAGTTCTTATTATTTTATGTTTAATAGAGTTCCTGTGTTTCCGGTCATTGTTGTAGGAAGCTGACCATTCCAACTAGTCCATTTAATGTATTCGATATAGGCTGGACTCAATTCTTGCTGCTTAAGCTTGATCGATAGAGCGGTAGCTTGGGCGTCGATGATCGCCTTAGCTGAGTCACCCTTTGCGATTGCAATTTTTTCTTGAGCTTCAGCTTCTGCTACAAGCTTTCTTTGCATCGCAGCTTGCGCTTCCTGAACAGCCTTAGTTTTAGATTCAATGGCCTGTTGAAGTGCGGTTGGCGGAGTGATATTAGTTCTTAACTGAGAAACAGTGAACCATTTAGAGAGCCTCTTATTACACTCAGCAACGATAGCCGCCTCAAACTGCTCACGATTATTGAATATCGCGTCGACTTCCCACTTATTAGCGACGTCATTTACTGAAGAAACGATAGCGTTCATTAACCAGCCCTGCTCAATTTGTTTTATGTCTAATCGTAGGTTTTCAAACATGTTTCCTATTGCATTTGGCTTAAGCTAATAGTTAAAGCTTGGTTTGATTGAAGCTGCGAACCCACCCTTAGTGATAACTGTCTGGTCCTTGTATTCGATGTGTTGCTGATATGTTGGGAACTCTAGGAGCTGCTCAACCCAAGTGTTATACATCACCCATCCAGTCTTGTATTCGTAATTAGAAACTCCTCGATTATCGCCGGTCAGATTAACTTTGATCCCAACGTGACCCGCATCGACTCTTTCTAGTGCAAACGGCTGAACGACCCCGATCACGATTCCAACTACTCCTATTATTATTCCTGTGATGAATCCTCGTTCGTCATCATTATTTTTTGCGATCACCACTTTAACGATCGCTACGATTATAAAAATCGCGATTAAGATACCTGAAATCATTCTTCTTTTTTTATTTTATTAGTTATGTAATTGATGATCGTATTCACGATCAATTTAATTTGCCACCAAGTATAATAGATTGCAATTAGGGTGGATACCATTTGCAAAATGGGATCAAACTCTCTACTGATGCAGTACTCAAAGTAGAGATTCATGATCGCGATGTAGGCGATCGTCAGAGCGACCACGCCCCAAGGACCAATTTTAAGACTTAACTTCTTTTCATTTTTCATAGTGTTAATAAGTAATTTTCAGGTTTATATTATACTCTATTTTAGATAAAGTTTAAAAATAAATAATAAAAAATACCTGGAATTGAAACACATACTTGAAAGAGAAGAATTCATGGACATTCAAGGCATTGACTGGAAAGGAATCAGATTCGTTCGATTAGAATCCGAAGGAAACTTAATGAATTTGGGAGTGATCCTTCCTGGAGAGAATGAACCCAATCCAGAAATACAGTTGACCATACAGGTCATCTACGATTATCTATATCAGCCTCACATAACTCTCGGAGAAGAAATCAGAAGAAAGGGACTTGCTACCAAGATTTATCGAGCCCTAATCCAAAGGCTGGGCCATCTCTATTCTGGAAAAGGTCGTCGTCAGAACCCAATGGTGGATAAGATCTGGAACAAGCTAAAGAGTGATCCTTCGATAGACTGTGCAAGTAGCGAAATAGGTGATGCGTGCTGGACGCTAGACAATCCTGATGGAGAAGATATCCGAGCTTTTATCGAAGGATAGTTAAGCTCCACTGTTTAAAACTTAAGACTGGTGAAAAGCTTTCGTTCGCTTGCCGAAAATCCATAAAGATCTTTGTAGCCTCATCGCCATCAATTATAAAAGAAGAGTCCCATCCCTTAGTCTTTACATAAGGAAACTCGCTTGATCTTGAATCTACTGCGATATCTGTGACGGTTCCGATATTTACTAGCCATGAACCTCGACCTATCTCCTTAGCTAGAGCGATCTTTTCTCCTTTTCTAATGAGTCGATCAGTTTGCACCGGCAGGTTAAACATTGGTTTCTCCAACCAGTGTAACCACTTCTTGCCCACCTTTATCTGAACCTCGTTTCCAGTAGCTCCCTTAATCAGCTTAGATTGCAGGATCGGAAGAGCTCCCCAAGTATTAAATTTTTCGTTTTTTTCAAGCAACCACACCTTTTCAGGAGTAACGTTCATCTGCTTTGGAATAGATTCAAGGCTAAAGGTTGATTCTCTTTCTAGGTCAGGTCGCATTCTGACCACTTCCTGTTTAATAACTAACGAGTCCTTTAAAAAGGATTCTAGTTGTTGTTCATATGATTCTCCAGAATTAAAATTAAGCGAAATGATTGATATTCCTCCTGGAGTTAGAATGACCTTGTGTCTTTTCTCAAGCTCTTCACTCGATTCAAGATTTACTGAAAAGACTCTTGAGATCTTAGCTATCTCCGCCTCTCTTTCTGATCGTAGATGTTCGATTGATTTATTAATTAAAAACTTTTTTTCGCTCGGTGAATTACCGTCAACGTTATAAAGCTTGATCGTAGAGACCTGTGATCCCACCGAAAAAAGCCAAAAACATTTTCCCGTTCTAAAGACTTCTTTTCCGGTACTAGCATCCGTTCTTTCATAGACTCTAAAGACTGGCTCAACTTCTTCTCCATTAGAAAGGGTGACCTTAGCTTTTCCCAATCGCAGGATTCCGATATTTCCGACTGGAACGTCGGCCTCACTAAATATCTTACTTTTAGTAGGGTCTGCTATCTTTGAAAGAACGTCTCTAAAAAACTGTTGAGCCTTTGCCTTTTCATCCGGTGAAGCTGATACTTGTTCTCCTTTCTTGTCAGTAAATCCTATTAACTCGAGCCGAGCGAGCCTAGTCTCGACTCTTTCTAAATAATGAGAACCTCCATCTTTTTTTAGAGTTAGTGCCTCGTTTATGAAACTTTGGAAATCCTTTAACAAACTGGGAACATTTCTTATTATTTATCGAATAAATAACAAAAAAGCCGATCGAATGTCAAACTCTAACAAGTTTTGTGCAACTTCATTTGAAGCGTTTGCACTGTTTGAAGATTCTAATTTAAGTAAAATGGGTCTTCCTAAAGAAATGATCCGAAAGATTCACACTAAAGAAGAGCACTACACCGAAAAATATCCTCAAATGGGACACACATATAAGTCAAGAGCGGCAGTACCTATGCCGTATAAGTACTTTATCCCTTCTCCAGAGATCGATATCCCAGAACCAATCAAGTTAAGGGGTCGTAAGTCTAACAGAAGCCCATTCCAAGACAAGGAGGTTAAGAGTGAGTACACTGATTTTGCATGGTATCTTCAGTCGATTCCATTTGGAGCGATCCGAATCTTCATCGTAAACGAGGACATTGATTTCTTTATGTTCCTATATCACAAGCAACCGAGCAAAGGAGCTACCGGAGAGCAGTATGCGGTAATGGCATGGGATCCAGAAAGAAAAAAGGTAGTTGATTATGGATATTCTGAGCTTACCACTAGCGGAGTAGACCGCTCTCAATTAAGAGGAGTTCACGATACTAAGGGAGGAAACACTAACGGTAAGATTCAGGAATTTGTTCGAGCAGTTACTAGACAAGGAGGTAAAAAATATGCTCCATCTCTAGAAAAACCCCTGTATGTTTACGTATTGCCTGTTACTCCAGACTACGAACCGAGAGTCACTAGAGAAGCTAGGACTTCGGCTAAAGGTGAAGCTCTTTCCACAGATTTCTTGAGAGTTTTCGCAGATCGTTTCGGCAAACTTGCAAATCGAGCTAGCGATTCGATTAAAGGAAAACTAATTGCTTCGATCGGTTCAGCGTCATATGCTTCAAAGTCTGATCCTGAGGTTGAAGAATTAGCAAGCGCTCTTGGAGCAGATCCTAGACGAGTTCAATCGTGGTTAATGACTTCCTTTGCAAAGTTCAGAAAGGAGCTTTTTGAAGAGGGTAGAGGTCGTGTTGAAGGAGCGCCAAGCGCATATACTAAGACTGCTGGATTTGAGCTAGAAAAAGAAAATGATAATGCAAAGATGAAGGGTGTATGGGGTAACATGTACACCATCTCAACTAAAAGATTTAGCCCGGATGAGGAGAGCACTGATCCTGAGACTGGATTTAGAGAGGCTCAGCCTGAAAAATATAAAAGGCAATTACCGATTTCTGGTAATTATGCCTCGATTCCAAGCATAATCGCAAACCACACTCTAGACGGGGCAATTGATAAATTCGCAGCATTCCTAGTCACAGGTA